TCGCAGTGGGCGGACAAGTACCGCAAGCTGTCGCAGCGGGCGTCGGCCGAACCGGGTCCGTGGCGTACGGATCGCACGCCGTACCTGCGCGAGATCATGGACTGCCTCTCGCCGTCGTCGCCCATCGAGCGAGTGGTGTTCATGAAAGGCGCGCAGATCGGCGGCACCGAGTGCGGCAACAACTGGATCGGCTACATCATTCACCAGGCACCGGGTCCGATGATGGCGATCCAGCCAACGGTCGAGATGGCCAAGCGCAACTCGAAGCAGCGCGTCGATCCGCTGATCGAGGAGTCCGACGTGCTGCGCGAGCTCGTGCAGAGTCCGCGCTCTCGCGACTCGGGGAACACGATCCTCTCGAAAGAGTTTCCCGGCGGCGTGCTGGTGATGACGGGCGCGAATTCGGCGGTGGGCCTGCGCTCGATGGCGGCGCGGTTCCTGTTTCTCGACGAAGTGGACGCCTACCCCGGCGACGTCGAGGGTGAGGGCGATCCGGTCAATCTGGCGATGGCCCGCACGCGCACGTTCGCGCGGCGCAAAGTGTTTCTGTGCTCCACGCCGAAGATCACCGGCATGAGCCGCGTAGAAGCGGCCTTCGAGGAGAGCGACCAGCGGCGTTTTTGGGTTCCGTGTCCGCACTGCCGGGAGTTCCAGGTACTGCAGTTCGCACAGTTGCAGTGGCCGAAGGGCGAACCGGAGAAGACCGTCTATGTTTGCGAGCACTGCCGGCAAGAGATTCAGAACCACCAGAAGCAGTGGATGCTACCGCGCGGCGAATGGCGCAAGGCCGGGCCGGGCGACGGGAGGACGGCTGGCTTCCACCTGTCGAGTCTGTACTCGCCGGTCGGCTGGTTCGCCTGGTCCGATGCCGCCAAGCAGTTCGAGCAGGCGCAAAAGAACCCATCGCTGCTTCAGGTCTTCGTCAACACGGTGCTGGGCGAGACGTGGACCCTGCTTGGCGAGGCTCCCGACTGGCAGAAGCTTTATGACCGGCGCGAGGACTACCGAATCGGCGTAGTGCCTCGCGGCGGACTCTTCCTCACGGCGGGCGCGGACGTTCAGAAGGACCGCATCGAGGTCGAGATTGCTGCCTGGGGCCGTGGAAAGGAATCGTGGTCGGTCGATTACCGAGTATTCGAAGGCGACACGTCGCGCTCAGCCGTGTGGGAGAAGCTGACCGGCCTGCTGAACGAAACCTTCACCACGGCATCCGGACTGGAATTGCCCATCCTGCAGCTAGCCATCGACTCCGGCTTCGCCACCACAGAGGTCTACCAGTGGGCGCGGCGGCAGGGTGGGCGGGTGTTGGTGGTCAAGGGCGATTCCCGTGCGCCGTCACTGCTCGGCGCGGCCGCGCCGGTAGATGTGGGTCCGCAGGGCGCCCGGATCAAGCGCGGCATTCGCGTGTGGCCGGTCAACTCCGGCATGGCGAAGGAGGAACTGTACCGATGGCTTCGCCTCGAACGGCCCACTGAGGAGGACATCGAAAAGGGGAATATATTCCCACCTGGCTTCTGTCATTTCCCGAAGTACAGCGACGAGTACTTCAAGCAGATCACCGCCGAGCAGTTGGTGACGAAGCTGGTCAAGGGCTACCGGCGGCACGAGTGGCAGAAGATGCGCGAACGCAATGAGGCGTTGGACTGCCGCGTGTACGCGCGCGCCGCGGCTGGCCGCATCGGGATCGACAGGTTCCAGGAGAAGCACTGGGCGGAACTCGAGCGGCGGGTGGCGACTGCTCCCGCGAACGATGGGCAGCCGCAACAGCAGCATACTCGCGTGCCGCAACCGCGCAATCAGGTTCGTTTCAAGGTGGAGATCTAAATGCCGTTCAGCCAGACCGATCTCGATGCGCTCGACGCCGCTCGCAAGCAGGGCGCGAAGCGCATCCGGTTTCAGGATCGCGACTTTGAGTTCGACACGATTGACGACTACATCAAGCTCCGGAACCTGATTCTCAACGACATCGCCCAGCAAAGTGGGCCACAGCAGATCCGCCAAGTGCGCATCTACACGAATTCGGGATGGGGCCATTAACCCAAAGTGCCTATCGAGACTTTGATGTCGCTGGCCCGCGCCGCCGGCCACGAGCCGCCATCCGTGCCGCGCGCACCACAGGGCACCCGAAGCATGGGGAACACGCCGTTCGATGCGGCGGGCAAGGGCCGGCGAGGCTTCGGATGGAACCCGAGTTATCTCGGCCTCAACACGCTCCTGTTCTCGCACGGGCTGGAGCTGCTGACCCGAAACCGGGACGCGGTCCGCAACAGCGCGTGGGCGGCCGGAGCGCTGGATTCTTATGTGGCGAACGCCATCGGACGCGGCATCCGGCTGATCCCCCAGCATCCGGACGAGCAGGTCCGCGAACTGATCCGGCAGAAATGGGCGCGCTGGATTCGGGAATCGGATGTCGAGTACGACCCGCGCAACCCGGCTTCGGGGCAAACAGACTTCTACGGTCAGCAGATGATCATCGCCCGCGAGGTGATGGAGGCCGGCGAGTGCTTCGTTCGTTTTCGGCCGCGCTCGCCCAAGGAGGGGCTCACCGTGCCGCTCCAGTTGCAGTTGATCGAGGCCGAGCAGCTTCCGCTGTGGCGCAACCAGCCGACGTCGGACGTGCCCGAGGCGAACCGGGTGCGCTGCGGAGTGGAGTTCCGTCCGGATGGCCGCCGCGCCGCGTACCACTTCTGGCGGGCGCATCCGGGCGAGACGATGTTCTATCCGCTCGAAGCGCTCCAGGTGGAGCGGGTGCCCGCCAGCGACGTGCTGCATGTCTACAAGCCGGTTCGCGCGGGCCAGTTCCGCGGCCAGCCGTGGCTCACGACAGTACTCGCGAAGCTCTACGAACTGGAGCAGTACACCGACGCCGAGATCGTCCGCAAGAAGATCTCGGCCATGATCACCGGCTTCATCAAACAGGTGAGTCCGGACAATCCGGTGATGGCGCCCGATCAGACTTCGAACGGGCAAAGCCAGACCGATCCGGGCACGCAGATCTCGAAGCTGGAGCCGGGCACGTTCCCGGTGCTGGGTTTCGGCGAAGAGGTTCAGTTCGCAGAGGTGAAGGACAGCGGCGATTATAAGGCGTTCGTCCGGGCGTGCCTCCAGGCGTTCGCGAGTGGTGCGGGCCTGGCTGAGTACCAGATCAGCGGGGATCTCTCGGGGATCAACTACTCGTCGATCCGGGCCGGCCTGCTGGAGTTCCGGCGCAAGTGCGAGCAGTTTCAGTATTCGGTCTTCATCTATCAGGTTTGCCACCCGATCTATCGCCGCTGGTTGCGGGAGGCAATGCTCGCGATGGTGTTCGGCGTCGAGCTGCTGAACGCCTACGACAAGGATCCGGGGCCCTTCGAAGAGGCGCAGTGGGTCACGCCGGGCTGGCCGTGGGTCGATCCGGAAAAAGACATGAAGGCAGCAGAGCGTGCGATTCGCGATGGACTCTCGACGCGCTCGATCGAGTGCGCTGCGCAGGGGTATGACGCTTCGGTGATCGACGCCGAGCAGAAGGCAGACAACGACCGCGCCGACAGGATGGGACTTTCCTATGACTCCGACGGCCGGAAGATTCTCACGGGCAGGAATGCGGGAATGACTGAGGAAGAAGTCGAGAAGGACGCCACGAGCGGAAAGGTTGAAGTCCAGTGACGCTGACTCACGTGGCATCGCGGTTCGTGAACTGCCCGTTAATGATTCACCCGCCGAAGCTGGAGATGATCATCAAGGCCCTGGGGCCGCGGCTGGGAATCGATCCCGATGCGGTGCTGGCCACGCGCGTACCAATGGACGCCACGGCAACGCTGATGGCGCGTTACGCGGAAGCCGGCGAAGACCGCGACTATGCCGTGCTGGACGGCGTCGCCGTGGTCCCGGTTCAGGGGACGTTGCTCAAGAAGGAGTCATTCCTGTCCTCGTGGAGCGGCGCCAGTTCGTATGAGCAGATCCAACGCCAGGTGGCGCGCGCCGTCGACGACGCCAGCGTGCGCGCGATCCTGCTCGACGTCGATTCCCCCGGCGGCGAGACGAGCGGATGTTTCGAACTGGCCGACTACATCTACTCGATTCGCGGCGTGAAACCGGTGTACGCCGCCGCGAACGACATCGCGCTGTCGGCGGCCTACGCGATTGCGAGTTCCGCCAGCCGCGTGTTCGTGACGCGGACCGGGGCCGTGGGATCGATCGGCGTGTATGCCCTGCACGTTGATCAATCGGCGTTCGACAAGGATCTCGGTGCCAAGTACACGTTCATCTTCGCCGGCGAGAAGAAGGTCGACGGCAACCCGCATGAGCCGCTTTCCGAAAGCGCGAAAAGCGATATTCAGGCAGAGGTGGACCGCGAGTATGGGATCTTCGTCGAGACCGTGGCGCGTAATCGCAAGGCCACGGCCAAAACCATCGCCGGTACGCAGGCCGGTCTGTTCGGGGCCGACAATGCCATCCCGCTGCTCGCCGACCAGGTGGGCACGCTCGACGACGCATTGGCGGCGATCACCAGCCAAGGCGACTCGCGCAAGCGAGCGTCAGTTCTAACCAGCGCGGCGACGGCCGCAATTCCAACCGAAGGAGTGCATATGAGCGAAGAAGTGCAAGCCCTCGCCGCGAAAAAGGAAGGCGAGGACAAAACCGACGACAAGAAGTCCAAGAAGGACGACGCCAAGGAGCGCGCAAGCAAGAAGCCTCCGTCCGATGACGACGAGGACGACAAAGACGACGAGGAGCAGGCCAAGTCCAAGAAGGCAGCAGCCAGCGTCATGGCGATTGCGGGTGAAGCGCCAAAGGGCATGCGCGCCGAATCCGACATCCAGGCCATAGCAGCGCTTTGCAAGGTGGCCGGCTACCCCGATAAGGCCGCCGAGTTCCTCATGCAGAAGAACAGCCGGGGCGAATACCTGAGCGTCGCGGAGGTCAGCGAAGCCTTGACCAACTCCCGCGTCGCGGAAAGCGAGAAGCACATGATCAGTTCCCACGTGAATCCAAACGCTGGCTCGGGCGGCGTCCAGGAACTCGAGGCGCAATCGATCGCGTTCGCCCGTCAGAACCGTGGCCAGGCGACTTCGGGGCTGTACGTCTCCGGAACCGCAACCAAAGTCACCAAGGAGCGCGCCTACGCCCAGATGCTCGAAGAGCACCCCGAGGCATACGCGGCGTTTCGCGCCCAACACAACGCCAAAGGACTGATCGCCACGCTCGAAGCAGCTGGCGTCCGCCTGGCGCGGTAAGGAAAGGAGCAAACGAACATGGCCTACGAACAGACTCTTCACACGATCAGCGCCTTGGCGAGCGCAGACCTGAGTGCATCTCAGTTCTGCTTCGTCGCGGTGAACTCAAGCGGACAACTCGCACTGCCGTCGGCTGGCGGCGAAGCCGAAGGCATCCTGCAGGACAAGCCCAACGCTACAGGAGCCGCTGGCGAGGTCGGCATCCTCGGCGTCAGCAAGTTGGTCGTCGGCACGGGTGGTGTCACGGCAGGCGATCTGCTCGCGACCGACGTCAACGGCAAGGCGGTCACCGCCACTACCGGCAACAAGATCCTCGGCCGCGCGCTGGCGACCGGGGCCGCCGGAGTCACCATCCCGGCGCTTATTCAACAGAAGGGCAAGCTGTAAATCGTCAGCGGCCCGATCACACGAAAAGGAGAAAACGTAAATGCCTCAACCGACCTTGGGCGATGTCCATGTGAACCGCCCGCTGACGAACATTTCCGTGGCGTACAGCCAGGAGGCGGCCGGCGTGGAGTTCGTTGCCGACCGCGCCTTCCCTGGCATTCCGGTCGAAAGCAAGAGCGACCTGTACTACACCTACAAGCGCGCGGACTTCAACCGCGACGAGATGCAAAAGCGCGCCCTCGCCACCGAGTCCGCGGGCTCCGGCTACGGGCTCGACTCGACGGGCACCTACAGTTGCGACGTCTGGGCGCTCCACAAGGATGTGGACGACCAGATCCGCGCCAACAGCGATTCGCCGCTGTCGCCCGACCGCGACGCAACCATCTTCCTGACCAACAAGGCGCTCATCCGCCGTGAGAACGTCTGGGCCGGAGCCTACTTCAAGACCGGCGTGTGGACGGGCGAAGTAGCAGGCCAGGCGACCGCCGACAGCACTCACGTCATCTATTGGGACTACGCCACGGCCAGCCCGATCACCGACATCCGTCACGCCAAAACCCAGGCGCGGCTGAATTCCGGCGGCTTCGTGCCGAACATCGCGGTGTTCTCGCGCCCGGTGTTCGACAAGCTCGTCGATCATCCCGACTTCATCGACCGCACCAAGTACGGCCAGACCGCGCCGAACCCGGCGATGGCCACGCGCCGCATCATGGCCGAAATCCTCGAACTCGAAGAGGTCCTCATCATGGACGCCGTCTACAATACGGCGGCCGAGGGCGCCACGGAATCGAACTCCTTCATCGGCGGGACCAGCGCAGCTCTCTTCTACCGGCCCCGCAACCCTGGCCTGATGACGCCGAGCGCCGGCTACACCTTCAACTGGACCGGCCTGATCGGGTCCACCGGCGGCGCAGGTCTCCGCATCAAGAGCTTCCGCATGGAGCACCTGGCCTCGGACCGCGTGGAGATCGACGCCGCATTCGACATGCGCGTGGTCTCGAAGGACTGCGGCTTCTACTTCAACGGCGTCATCTCGGCGGTGTAACCATGTTCCTCCGTAAACTCTCGTGGGCGCAGTTGACCCGCAGCGGCGTGCCACCGCTGTTCGTGCTGCGCCCCTTGCCCGGCGGCTTCACGCCGCCCGAAGTCGGAGCCGAGTACCCCGCACCGGATCCGGTTGACAAGCTCCAAATGACGCGGGCCCGCCAGATGTACGAGCAGCGCCGTGTTGGCACGCGGCAGGAACTCGAGGTGGCGCTCGCCAAGTCCGGGGTCGCTCCGGTCAGAACCAGAAAGGAGAAGAAGAATGGTCGAGGTTAAGAAGGTCCCGGTTAACGCGCCGGAGTTCCAGAGCAACGGGCCGCACCCGAAGTTCAAGGGGCTCTACCCGTCGCTCCAGAAGCAGTTCTTCGCGAGCCAGCAGGTCGGTACCGGATCGAGCCAAAACGTCGCTCACGGCCTCGGCGCGACACCCGCTGGCGTGATGTGCATCCCGACCGATGGCGGCACCGTCACGTACGGCACGCACACGTCGACGAATGTGGTGGTGACCGTGACTAACGCGAAGCACTTCGACGTGCTGGCTTGGCTATGACACCGACCTCGTTAGGTCGGGTGAATGTGCCCACGCCGGGCACGCCCGTTCATCTCGCTGCGACCCGCACGCCCTGCTGTCGCATCCGTGTGCAGGTGGTGGCAGGCCTCACCGGCAAGATGTACCTCGGCACGTCGGGCCTGAATAAGAACACTCTCGCTGGCGTGATCAAGGAGCTCTGGCCGAACCAGGCTGGCGGCGTGGATGACTCCTATGAAGTGTGGTCCAGCACGGATTCGGACACGCTGGACCTGTCCGATTATTGGATCGATGCGGCGGTCGCCAGCGAGGGGCTGATCGTCTCGTATTGGAACAAGCCTTCGTACACGTATCCCGCTGGATAGCCGATGGCCTGGTCTGATCTTGTCAACGCGATGGATGCCGCATGCCTCGCCACCTTCGGCATAGCCGTTACGTTCACGCCCCAGGACGGTTCCCCCGCGCAGGAGATCGCCGGCATCATCCAGCACCCAGCGATGGGCGAGGACTACGCGCCGGGCAGTGTCCAGGGCACTTCCGTTGTGCGGCTGTTCGTGCGCTTCGCCGGGATCACACCGTCGCCGCAACACGGCGACACCATCACGATCAACGGTGTCGTTTACGCCGTTGTCGATGTGGATGTGGATGCGCAGGGTGGCGCGGTCCTGAAGCTGAGGGTCGCATAGATGCTCAACCCGTCGCCGATTACAGACGCGATCGTCACTACGCTGCTATCGATCCCCGAGTTGAACGCAGCTATGAGTGGGCGGATCAGTGCCTTCCACTACCGCCTCGGTCAGGAGCACCGGCTTGCCGAGGCGATCTACAAGATGGCCG